CTGCAGCAACTGCTCGACCGGTCAGAAGTCGTGACCGTCGGCATCGACGGCGGCGGCCTGGACGACCTATTAGGCCTGGCCGTCATCGGACGTGAGCGCGACACCCATAAATGGCTTGCGTGGACGCGTGCGTGGGCACACCCCATCGCGATCGAGCGGCGCAAGAGCGAAGAGAGTAAGTACGCCGACTTCGAACAGCAAGGTGACCTTGTGATCATCGACGAGCTGCCGGGCGACGTTGCCGAGGTGGCGGCAGTCGTGAAAGAGGTGAACGAATCCGGGCTGCTGGCCTCCGTCGGTCTGGATCCTGAGAAGACGCACAAGGTCATGATGCAGGCGCTGGTCGACGCCGGGATCGACGAAACGAAATGCTTCGGCGTCTCGCAAGGCTGGAAGCTTACGGGCGCGATCAGTTTGGCAGAGCGAAAGCTGGCCGAGGGCATCATGGTGCACGGTGGCCAACCGCTGATGAACTGGTGCGTCAGCAACGCCAAGGTCGAGGCGCGCGGCAACGCGGTTCTCATCACCAAGCAGACGTCAGGGACCGGCAAGATCGATCCCCTGATGGCCCTGTTCAACGCGGTCTCGCTGATGGCCCTGAACCCGGAGCCGGCCGCGATGCCCCAAATTTTCATACTGGACCTTTGAATGACCGGGAAACTACTAAACCTGGAAGCGGTGCGCCACGAGTCGCGCGTGCTGAACACCTTCCTGGCCGGTCGCGAGGGCGGCACGGCGCGCGCCGGCGTGAACGCGGCGATGGAGAACGCTACCACGACTAACCTGGCCGCAAACGAACTGGCTAGCATGCTGGGCCTGGTCTCGATGTCGGCGGCTGGCGTGGCAGTGACGCCGGAAACCGCCCTGCGTGTTTCGACGGTCTACGCCTGCGTACAGCGCTTGGCGGGCTCGATTGCGAGCCTGCCTTTCGAGGTGTATGAGCGTGAAGGCGACGCCAAGAAGCCGGCCACAGGTCACCCGTACTGGTGGATGCTGAATGAGCAGGCCAACCCCGATATGACCGCGTCAACGGCATGGAAGCTCCTGATCGGCGGCCAGCTGTTCTATGGCGATGGCTATGCCGAATTGCTGCGTTCGCACTACAACAGTTCGAAGGTCATCGGTTGGCGGCCGTTGCACCCACTGCGTGTCACGCCGCTGCGCGATGATGCCGGCCGGCGATATTGGCGCGTGCAACCGGTTATTGGCGAAGCCTATGTGCTGGACCAGGCAGACATCATCCACCTGCCCAGCCTCGGTTATGACGATGAACTGATGCGCAGCCCGAGCCCGATCACGTACGCGGCGCGCGAGCAAATCGGCACGACGCTGGCGGGTGACGCGTTCGCCGGCAAGTTTTTCACCGATGGCGCGAACTTCGACTACGCCTTGAAGACGGCATCGAACCTCAACAAGCAGCAACTCGAGGACCTGCGTGTTTCGCTGCAGGCGCGCCGCGGTGGCGCACGTAGTCCGCTCATTTTAACGGGCGGGCTCGAGCCGGCGCAGCTGAGCGTGAACGCCAAGGACGCCGAGATTCTGGCCACCCGCCTGTTTGGCGTCGAGGAAATCTGCCGCATTTTCGGTGTGCCGCCGCATCTGGTTGGACACACCGAGAAGAACAGCTCCTGGGGCTCCGGCATGGCCGAACAGGGCGGCAACTATGTGCGTTACACGCTGATGGACCGGCTCACCGACATCCGGCAGGAATTTAACCGGAAGCTCTGGCCAGTGCGCGAACGCTTCTTCGTCGCGCACAACACTGCAGAGCTCGAGCGCGGCGACACGGCCGCGCGGTTCGCCGCGTATCGCATCGCACTCGGCCGGGCCGGTGAGATGCCATTTATGAGTGCCGACGAGGTGCGCCGGCAGGAAAACATGCCGCCGAATCCCGACCTGAAAATCAATCCGAATGGAGGCAAGAATGCCGAGTCTGATCAAGCTACTGGCCAGCAACAAGAAGCGGCCTGAGCGGCTGCCTCAGTCCAAAATCGTTGCGCAGGGCGACGAGACCGAGATCTACATCTACGACGCGATCGTGGCCGATGACGAAACCGCCTACTGGTGGGGCGGCGTATCCGCCGAAACGCTGGTGCCGGAGATCCGAGACATCAAGGGCGGCACGATTCATCTGCGCATCAACAGCCCAGGCGGGGACGTGTTTGCCGCCCAAACCATCTGCCAGGCGATCCGCGACACAGGCGCGAAGGTGGTCGCCCACGTCGATGGCTATGCGGCCAGCGCGGCCACGGTGATCGCCACCGCAGCCGACGAGGTCGAGATCTCCGAGGGCGGCTTCTACATGATCCACAACGCGTGGACCTGGGCGATGGGCAACGCCAACGACTTGACCGCCACTGCGACCCTGCTGTCCAAGATCGACGGCAGCTTGGCCGCGCAGTACGCCAAGAAGAGCGGCATGGCCGTGGACGACGTCCGCGCGGCGATGGACGCGGAAACTTGGTACACGGCTGAGGAAGCCGTGGCCGCGGGCCTGATCGATCGCGTCGCAGCTGGCAAGAAGGCCGAGGCGTCCTGGAACATGAGCGCCTACGCCAAGGCACCGAAAGTCGCGCCGCCAGAACCCGAGCAACCGGATCCGGCCGCAACCGCAGAACATCGCGCGCGCCAGCAGCAGCGCATTTCCATGCTGGCCCGCCTCAACCGATAGCTGACGCTCTCGCGCCACTAGACCGGCCGCCCGTGAGCGGTCATTTTTTTTGCCCAACCGGCCGCGAGAGCGGACCAATCACCGAAAGGTATTTACCACATGAGCAAGCTTGCACAGCTGCGCGCCGAGCGCGACGCCGTATCCAAACAGGCCAACGACCTGAATAACAAATTCCCGGCAGATCAACGCATGCCGGCCGCGGAGGCCGAGAAGCTGGACCAGTACCTAGCCCAGGTCGAGGCGATCGACGACGAGATCGCGCGCGAACAGAAATTCGCGCGTCTGGCGCTGGACGCTAACCCGGCTGCCGTGCATGAAGCCGCGCTGAACGCAGCCACCCGCGAGCCGGGCAAGCAGGGCGAAGAGGCCAAGGCCCTGCGCGCTTTCCTGACCGGCGGCATCAACGCAATGGCCGAGGATGACCGCAAGCGCATGCAGGCGCGCCAGACGCCCGACATCCGTGCGGCGATGTCGACGACGACGCAGTCCGAAGGCGGCTACACCGTGTCGCCCGAGTACTACCGCCAGCTCGAAATCGCCATGAAGGCGTTCGGCGGCATGCGTGGTCTGGCGAAGGTGATCCGCACGGGCTCCGGCGCGACGATGAACTTCCCCGCTGCTGACCCGACGACGGAAGTCGGCGAGATTGTCGGTCAAAACGCCACCGCGTCGGCGCTGAACACCGCTTTCTCGAACATCACCCTGGACGTCTTCAAATATTCGTCGAAATCGATCGCGCTGCCGTTCGAATTGGTGCAGGACACGTTCATCGACCTCGAGGCTTACGTGCAGTACCTCCTGGCGATGCGCCTGGGCCGCATCCAGAACCAGCACTTCACGACCGGCACCGGCTCCGGCCAGCCGCGTGGACTGATGACTGCGGTGAACGTCGGCAAGATCGGCACCTCAGGCCAGACCGGCACGATCATCTATGACGACCTCGTCGACCTGGAGCACTCGGTCGACCCCGCCTACCGCAACCAGCCGGGCGTCGGCTACCAGATGCACGACACTTCGTTGAAGGTTGTCCGCAAGATCAAGGATGGCCAGGGTCGCCCGATCTTCGTGCCGGGGTACGAAGCCAATGCGATGGTCAACGGCGGCGCGCCGGACACCCTCATGGGCCGCCCGATCCACATCAACCAGGATATGCCGACGATGGCGGCCAACGCCAAGTCGATCACGTTCGGCCAGCACGACAAGTACGTGATCCGAGACGTGATGGACCTGACCGTGTTCCGCATGACCGATTCGGCGTTCACGCTGAACGGCCAGATCGGCTTCGTTGCCTTCATGCGCACCGGCGGCAACTTCATCGACGTGGGCGGCGCCGTCAAGGCCTACCAGAACAGCGCGTCCTGATCGTAACCGGTGGCCGGCCTGGCGCCGGCTGCCATCAATGGAGATACCAACATGGCAGAAGCCCAAAAAGTGAAAGCCCGCGTCCTGATGGACTGCGAGATCGGCAAGGTCAACGACGTCGTCGAGGTCGACGCAAAACAGGCGAAAGCGCTTGCTGGCGTGGTCGACACCGATCCGGACGCCGTCGCGTATGCCGAATCCCTGAAGTAACCCGTGAGCCCCGACACCGCCGTTTTGCTCGCCAACGTGCGCGCCGAGGCAGCGGCGCCGGGCGCGCTCCTAGTCGTCGTGCGCGACCGTTCGCGCTCGGTGGCGATCTTCCCCGAAGACGTTGTCGGCAAACCCGACGACGAGCTGCAGGCATTCATCGCCAGGCGGCTCGCTGAACAATGAAAGAACGAAATGGCCATTCAATCGACCGAAATTATCCAGCGGCTCTCTGGTGGCGCAGCTAACGCAAGTGCAGCCGCATCCCTCGGCGGCGCCAAGTCGTCGACTGTCGCCCCTGCTGGCCGGTTTAACACGGCAGCGGGGCCGGAATCTTCCGCTGGCAGTGTCAAGTACCGCTGCATCTACGTGCACAACGCCAATGCGTCGTTGACCCTGGTGGGCGCGACGGCAGTCGTGCAGTCTGATACCCCGGACAGCACCACCATCATCGACATCGGCGTCGGTTCGAGCGCCATCAATGGCACCGAACAGACGATTGCTGACGAAAACACGGCGCCAGTCGGGGTGACGTTCGGCGCCGGTCCGGTGACGCTCGGCGACATCCCGGCCGGCCAGCACCGCGCCCTGTGGGAACGCCGAACCATCTCCGCAGGCTGCCCGGCAATCACCGGCGACAGCTACACCATTCGTGTTTCCGGGAGCACCGCAGCATGAATTACAAAGACAACGTAAAGGAGTCGACCACCGGCACCAGCACGGCGTCTTTCACGCCGGGCGGTGCGGCGACGAACTACCAAGCGTTCACCTCTGCCTATGCAGATGGTGCGTCTCGCATTCCGGTCAAAGTTGGCCCGGACAGTGCTGGTGCCTGGGAACTCGGTTACTACACGTTGTCGGGCGGCGTACTGACC